TTTATCCATGTTCTGTTGGTGGAAAATCTGGTCTTCCTGCATGGCTTGTTCCATGGCCTGTTTTTGTTGCATAACCCCCGTCACCATCTGGATGTACTCGATTTGTTCTTCCACGTCCGGCAGTTCGGAGTCTTTGAGTATCCACGCCCAGTTGACGAGTTCGGGGGGCATAATGGAGGCGAACGCCATTTTCCGGTCGAGGTTTTCTTGGAGTTTAGTGGCGGAAAATTCGCCTTCATCGAGTACGACCTGTCCGAGGAAGGAGGACACTTGGTTGCGGATTTCATCGCCTACCTGCTGGTTAAGCACGACGGTCTGGGTATTCTTTTTGGCGTCCATAGTGGAGACGATGCGGTTGAGTTCGGGATAGACCTGACGGCAGGTATCGAGGAAGTAGCGGGCTACTTGGAGGCGCACGAGGGAGAGGTTGTTAAGGTAATGGTTGATGGTGGCGCCGACCCGCTGTGCTTTCATCTGGTAGAGGCGGGCGGATTCGTTGGAGAATTCGGACTGGCCTCTGGCGGTGTCGTTGATGCCGGAGATGTCGTTGAGTTTTTCCTTGGTATCGGAGATATCGTTCCAGACATCGGCGGTCATTTGGGATGGGGAGATGCGGTGCGGGGGGAATTTGAGGTTGCGCACGAGCATGGAATAGCTGGGTGAGTTGCCGTGGGCATCGTAGTCTTCCTTGGTGTCCCGGTCGTCATAGGAGAAGACCATGGGGGCAATCATGCTCCGGTCGATGTACGATGTCTTCTGGATTTCACGTTTATTCAGGTTTTTCTGAGGGTCGAGCATGACGTTCACGAGTGAGGAGTTTTCGTGTTTGGCGTTGTTGAGGTCAATGGAGTAGTAGGCCACGATATCGTAGAGGCTGGTTTCGAGCCAGCTATCCTCGTCAAGGAGCAGGAGGTTGTGATAGGGGCAGATGGTGGTGTAGTGGATTTTCTTGGTGCGGGTGGAGCCCACGTAGGCCATGCCTGACTCGGCGGCTTTCTGGGCGTCTTCCGGGGTAAGCAGGATGTATTCGCCGCTGTTGGGGTCGATGAATGTTTCCCGGGTGACGTCAATGCGGTTTTGCATTTCGATGGTTTTATAGAGCCCACGTTCCTTGTCGTAGAAAACTGAGTCTGGGTTGGAGACGCCGAACATGCTTTGGATGGCGCTGGTCAGTTCCTCAGACAGGCGTTCCCACCAGTGTTTTTTATTCAGGGACTGTTTGAGTTCGGGGAATTCGCCGTAGGCATCCATTATCTGTTCCGGCCTGAGCCAAGCTTCCCGGAGAATGAAGTCGCAATCCCTGAGGTCGTAGCGTCTGTGGTTGGGGTCGAGCAGGACGGAGTAGGGCGGGAGTGCCTCGAAGCGGTAGTCCATGAAGCCCACCTCATCCGGTTCGATGGAGATGCGGAGACAGCCGGGAAGAGGCATGATAAGGCCATCGGCAAAGACCTTGGAGAGTTCGTATTCGCCGTCTTGGGTGGTCCAGACGTGGTTCCAGAGGCCGGAGAGGATGGAGGCGAGTTCACGCTGGGAGGAGTAGAATGGCCTGACCCGGACGGAGCGGCGGTTCATTTTTTCGGTGCCGATGAGGTTAAAGAGGCGGGGGAGGATGAGGTTATAGACCATGGGAGGGGAGCCTTGCTTGAGAAAGGCGGCGATTTCCTCGGCATTCCATTGCTTATTGAGGACAAATCTGTAGCATTCCTCGGCCTGTTTCCGGGCTTCGCTCCATTGGTTATAGGTGTCAAGATATACGCTGGTAACGTTCTCGACCTGTTTGGCGTTTTCTGGCAACTTAGCCTCCCATTACGTCTGGCACAATAAAATTGCGGTGTGTGATTTTATGTCAAGCATTATTTTTTACCAGCCAGCCCAAACATTACGGAGGGTATAGCGTTTTCCCTCTGCTGGCTTCATGTTCAGGCGTTTTTGCCATTCCATCATTTCTTTATAGGGGGTGCGGATGAAGGGTTTGTCAATGTACATAAGCCCGTAGCGGATAGCGTCAGCGGCGTGGTCATCGCCTTCGGTATTGACGTCTTCGGGGTTTTTGTTCGATTTCACGAGGTTGGGGATGGTCTCGATACAGTTGATGCAGTTGGAGGTGAAGACGAGATAGGGGCGTCCTTCGTCAGGCACCCGCAGGAATTCCCGGAAGGTTGACCAGCCCTGCACCCGGTCATTGTTACCGAGGACGATATGCTCGATGCCGTTGTCGATGTAGATATCCAGCGAGGAGTGGAGGGTGTTCATGTACTCGTGGGTCTTGATTTTCATGGAGGGGTCAACGATAGTGGCGTAGATGTCGTCTTCGGTGAGTCCCCATTTATTGGTCATGGTGCGCATTTTCTGGGCTTGGAGCGAGGGCACGAGCCCGGTCTCGTAGATTTCGTCAAAGATGGTGACGTAGCCTTGGGGGTCAACGTGCATGAAGATACAGGCGAAGGGGTTGGAGGTACCATAGTCAACCATGCGGTAAATCCTGCCGGAGTCCTTGTCCAAGCTGAACTTACGGGCGTCTATGACGTGGTGGAATTTGGAGAACTCCTCGAAGAAGAGGCCGCCCATGACGTCCCAGTTGCCTCTCAGCCACATCTCCCGCTTGGTCTCGTCCAGCGAGTTCAGGTAGGCGACATAGCGGGCGTCGTTGTCAATGAGGGAGGGATTGTCAAAGACCAGCGAGGGTATGAACTGGAGGGAGTTGCCCTCCTCGTCCTCGAAGGGGGCGTTGGGGAAGAGTTCCACATACTCGAGGTTATGCTCCTCCACCCGGACCGTGCGTCCCTGCACGGGCGGACAACGGTCGATGAAGCGCTTCTTTATCCAGACATGGCCGACCCCGCCGGGATTCGTGGTGTAACGCTTGTAGGGCTTTAACTCCGGGTTGGTGGAACGAATGGAACCACCCAAATCACGTATCCAACTCTCAGGGAACTGGTTCAACTCCTCCACACCAAGATAGTGGAAGTTACCGCCAATGTACTTCTTCACATCTGCCACATTATCACAGTACGCAAGGTGTATCCTCGCACCGGAAGGAAAGATAAAAGCCTTCTTCTTCTCACGCCAAACCGCACCCAACTTGCTGTATATCTTCTCCGCCTCAGGCATGAAGTTCATGTAAATGTCATCAAACGTGCGCCTTATGATTATTGCCTTGTACTCCGGATAGTCAATGCTGTACTTGTCAGCCACCGGAATCATGTCCAAATCCGTCCCCTCATAATGCCACTTCCGAACCTTTAACGCCGCATCTATAATCAAAGCCGCACTCTTGCCCCCTCCCCGGGCACCACCAAACAATACCTCATCCACCTCGGAAGACAAAAACAACTCCTGCTTCGGATAAGGCTTGAACGTGACCCCAGACACCTCCCTCTGCATGACATCATTGGCCGTCTCAGAACTCACCAAACTGCCTAACCTGCTCATTCCCGGTCTCCAGCACGCTTCGCCCGCACCTTGCGCTCTATGTCCTTCAGCCCCTCCAAAGCGTCCATCTCATCCTCCGTCCGGAAAACCGCCTCCTCCGCTACCTTGCTCTCAACAAACACCCGCTTCGCCTTGTTCCCCTCTCCCTCGGAAATCACGTCACTCACCACCCGACCATCTCCAACATCCTTCGTGTGACGCTTCGCACTATCAGGCATCGGAACAAATATCATCACATTGCTCCTCGCAACATTCACACCATTACCCACTCGAACCATGCCGCCTGCATCCTCCCCCGCCCCAGAAGATAAACCCATCGACATGTCCAAACCACTCAAAACACGCAACGACTCAAGAATCACCTTGATGCTCGCATCACTCAAATTACGACGACCCAACTCCTCCACAAACTTCAAATACAAAGCTCGTAACTTACTCCGTAACAAATCTCCACTTATCTCATATTCAGCCATGCTCGCACCTACAACCCGCGCACGATTGTCCCAAATCTGACGAACTCCATCCCTCGTCATACCCGTCAACCTCGAACACTCTGCTATCGCATAACCCTCATCTACTCCCTCCTGAGCCAATAAATGAGTCACATACCGAACTACCATCAAACCTAACAAACCCTCATCCTTTACCCCAGATAAAATACTCTCCCCATAAGCTGGAACCAACTTCTTGCGTCCCATTATATCTCCTTCAACACCAAAATAAAAAAGCGGCGACAAGCACTCGGAACACTCGCCACCGCCACAGATGTGAGAGGTAACCCACAACTTCGACTGATGTCTATACCAAAACAATCATAACCCAGAAATATGTCAAGAAAAAAAACCACACCTGGGAAATATGCACTCTCTAACCTAATCAATCCACCAAAGACAGATTCACGAGCCAGGCACAGATGATCTGGCTATAACCTCCGCTCCCTCCCTCCCGACCCCCGCTTGATCTTATCCCTGCGGGGGTTTTGCTATCCG